GTGCTGCTTTTGCTGCCGACTTCAAAACATTTAGGTCTGGTATACCCAGAGCACTGAATGATAAAGATTGTATGGCAATGATGATGGAAATTAAGGAAGCACTCCCCGCTAATTTTAAATGAAAGACTTCAAAAAATTGAGAGAGCAAGCAGTTCGTCAACAGCATAGACAAACTGATACATTTGCTGAAGGTGATATTGTTATGAATGCATTGACTGGACAGAAAGGTAGTATACATAGGTCTGGAGTCAACTATGTCATTGCAATCACCGAGTCTGGTGAGATGTTTAGAGCGTGGGTGAAAGATATCCGCGCCGTACAAGTAATTGATACCATAAATAAAGACAGGAAAAGTAGTATTTTCAATAATGGAAAGACAGAAACCAGTCAATAGTGTGCAGCATAATGATGCCTATTCCCAGGCACTTATCAATTCGTATTCCAAGTGGATGGGTGGAGATGGATTCCAACAGTCTACTATCAGTGAAGAGTCTGCTACCATCCCCGCACCAGAGAAAAAAGAATTAGGAGCTCCTGGTCCTGCTGGTGGTGCTGATGCATCCACTTCTATCCCTGACCTTTCTGGCAAGGAAAAGAAAGAGGATGACTTCTCGACTAAAGATCCTAAAACAAACGCTGCCCCTCCTGATCCTGCTGCTAACCTGCGTACAGGTCAAGGCATGAAGTATTCTGTTGGAGCAGAGATCAGAGATACTACAAAGGTTGTTGCTCGTGAAGAGACTACAAAGAAAGAGTCAGTATCTTTTGAACTAGGTGGTGAGACATACATCTTTGAAGTCAAGATGGATGGCAAAGATGACAATGGTAACACCTCTTGCTGGAAAGGATATAAGAAGCAAGGCACCAAGAAGAAAGGTGGTAAGGAAGTTAACAACTGTGTCAAGGCAGGCTTTGAGCCTACTGGCGAAGAGATCAAAGAGAAGAAACTTGATCCCGTAGGTAAGGAAGACGGTGACGTTGATAACGATGGTGACAAAGATAAGTCTGATAAGTATCTGCTTGCTCGCCGCAAGAAGGTCTCCAAGATCATCAACACCAGCAAGAAGATGAAGGAGCAGGCAGAACTTCGTAAGGAGATCGAAGAAGAAAAAAAGTAAATGAGGCTTGCGGATGTGACGACAAGCCTGCAAAGAAAGGTGAAAAGGGTGCGACCGTTGAAATAATGCCTGACATTAAAGACGGTGCTGCTGAAGATAAAGAGAATAACAAAAAGAATAAAAAGTATATTCTCAAGGCAATGAAGAGTCAGAAGAAGGCAGACTAAATACAGGGGTATACTATGCCCCTAAAATCATGCTAGCATTTTTACTTCCACTTGCATCGAAAATTATTTCTGATGCTGTCAACAAAATTCCAGAGAATGAAGAACTTGGTGAGAAGATGGTTGAGATCTGTCTTGTTATTCTTGCTAAAGCTGTTAAGCTAACCAAGACTGACATGGATGATCAACTACTTGAAGTTGTTACAGCAGCAATTAAGAATAGAGAAGAGTGATAATATAGGGAGAGCATAGTGCCTCTCCCTTTTTTTTATAAATACATATTAGGTAAATATAAACGCGCTGAAAACTCATGTCCCTATACGGAAAGGATGACAGCAATGCTAACAAAGCCAAAGCAGGCATTGGCATTGCTGCATCATCGCAAGCAAAACAAACAATCTTCATTGATGACACCGAAGCAGCACTTGCCGAGAATAAGGCTCGTGGTCTGAATGCTCCTGGTTGGTGGTCTTACTACACCTTCACTGATTGTGATGGTCACACTCGCCATAAGGCAGAGATGCTAGTAACTATCGCTGGTCCTGAAGCTAACTCTAACGAGACACAGGCAGATGATGCTGCAGCAGCAGACGTAAGCGTAGCAATCACCATCAGTACACAACCAGCAGATACTGCTGTTGCAGTCGATGCTGCTCTGACACTTACTCTTGCCTCTATTGCAACTCCTCCTGGAGATGCTTCCGTCCTCACGTATCAGTGGCAGAAGTTGTCTGATGCAAATCGTTGGGCGAACATTTCTGGAGAGACTGCAACAACCTTTGAGGTTGCAGAGTATGCAACAACTGACGCTGGTTCCTACCGTGTCAAGATCAACTCCACTAATGGTGCTACTGAAGTTATCTCCGCTACCGCAGTAGTTACTACCGCCGAATAATAAATGAAGTTCGATGAGTTGAACCAGGACAACTGGTTGATGTTTGCTATACGTAATTATAATAACCCGAACTCCGCCACGTATGATGACTTTAAAAAAGATCTAAATAAGATTAAGTGCGTCAAACGTTTATTTCGTCGTTATGAAATGCACGGTGAGTTGAAAGTTCATCTCATTTTAAATCATATCATCGTCATGTATAATGTATTTGATGATGCTGCAACGCCTCTATTGTTTTATAAAATAGAGGCGAAACATTGGTCAAGATTAAAAGCTTTTATGTTGACCCTTAACCGCTTACCAGAAAGTCTAAACCTCGACGTTGATCAAGAATGTCTGAAGAATCTAAATCTACTGTGAATGAAATGATGGCTGGTGATGGCGCTGCTTTGTCAATGCCACCTGCTTTCGTATTTGTTAACCCAAAGTCTCATCGTAGATATAAGAAAGCCAATCAAGACAAGGTAGATGGTCGCACCAAGGGTGCAAAAACAATGCTCTCTCGTATACAGTCCCGTAAAAAAATGAAAGAAGAATTAGATACTCAAATTGTAGAAGCAGCTCCTTCTGAAACAGAAAGAGCGCAGAAACAAATCGGTCAGATGAAAAAACTTGGCCGTTCTAAAGATCTGCAAAAGAAGCGGGACGAAGCGAAGAAGAAAATGCAGTCCAAGACGAAAGAAATGGACGTGCTAATGAAAGCTCGTATGTCTGACTTTAAAAAGAAGGCATCCGATCAAACATCTAAACTTAAAAAAGAAGAAACTGAAGTGACTACTGACATGATTAATGAATCCACTGCACAACAAGATGCTCTAGACGTTGCACTCCAAGTTGCAACCTCCGAACTCAATCCTTCTGGTGAGTCTTCCTTTGCGAAGATTACATTTGGTGATGGATCGCAACAGAATCTTGATAATTTTTCTGCAAAGAGGATTGCTGCATGCTATGCACAACTTCCTAATGAGCACCAGACACAGTTTCGTTATATGCTCAACAAAGATGCTGCTACGTACCAGTCGGCATTGGATTTCGCTGTAAGGAATGTATAGGTATGGCTCTCGGTCTTGGTAGATTAGCAGTATTAGAAAGTAAACTGAACATTTATGAAGATCTCTCCAAAGAGATGCTTGACAAGCTTGAAAGAGCAGTAGGTACAATCTCTGACAACAGTAACAAGATTGCTGTAATCTTGGAGCGCCATGAAAATCGTTTGGATGAATCCGAACGTGCTGATAAACTCATCATCGGTATGCTTGAGGAGATGAAGGTACGGCATGAAAAAGATAATGAAATTTTGCACGATAGAATTTCTTCAGTGCAAAAGAAAGTAGATGTTAATGCAAAGTTTGTCATCGGTGCAGGAGCAGTGATTGCAACTGTTGTGACAGTGATGCAAGTGGTTCCAAATTTTGTCAAAACATTGACAGCAACATCAGTATCTGGTATCATGGATGTAGTGATCGACCAAGTTGATGAGTTACCTGGACAGCAAATACGTAAGTTTAGTTAGCCCTCAACTGCAGAAGTTTACCAAGAAAAAGGAGCACCTGTATAACTTCAGGTGTCCCTATTGTGGTGACAGTAAAAAAAAGAAGAACCTAGCGCGTGGGTATATCTTTCGTGTGAAAACTGATTACGTTTACAAATGCCACAACTGTGGTGTTGGTAGGACCTTCACTAATTTTTTGAAAGATCAAAGCCCTGGTCTTTACAATGAATATGTCATGGAAAGATACCGTGATGGGTTGACTGGCAAGGGAACACAAACTCCTTCACCGAAGTTTGATTTTAAAAAACCAGTCTTCAAATCTTCTCTTAATTTACAGAAGATTTCGGAGCTAAATAACTCTCACCCCGCCCGTCAATATCTAGAGCAACGCAAAATTAAAGATCTGGATTATTTCCTTTACTGTCCTAAATTTAAAGAGTGGACCAACACACAAACGCCTACATTCGATGACATGAGAGGCGATGGTCCACGTATTATTCTGCCACTATACACAGCAGATAAAGTAATGTTTGGTTATCAAGGTAGATCACTCTCCCCTAGAACCAAGTTGCGATACATTACTATCATACTAGACGAATCGCAACCTAAAATATTTGGCCTCGATAAAATAAATCCTAATGAAAGAGTCTACATCACTGAAGGACCGTTTGACAGTACGTTCATTCGCAATGCGATTGCTATGTGTGGAAGTGACGTTCATGTCCCTGATCGGTTTGCTAGCGATTGCTGCTACGTATACGATAACGAACCGAGAAATAGAGAGATCGTCAATCGAGTCAGTAAAACAATCGATTCGGGCAACTCCGTAGTTATCTGGCCGTCATCGATTACACACAAAGACATCAACGACATGTACCTTGCTGGACATGACGTACAACATATGGTAGAATCAAACACCTACCGTGGACTGGAAGCTAAACTTAAACTGAACACATGGAAGAAAGTATGAGCATCAATGTAGAAAAGAGAGATGGAACGGTTGAGGTTCTCGACCTAGAAAAAATTCATAAGATGGTTGAAGAGGCATGCCAAGGTCTCGGTGGTGTCTCCTCTAGCCAGGTGGAGATGAATTCTGGTATTCAATTCTTTGATGGCATCACTACCATACAGATCCAGGAGATCCTGATTCGCTCTGCAAGCGATCTAATTGACCTGGACCACCCCAACTATCAATTTGTTGCTGCTCGCCTGCTCCTGTCCTGCCTACGCAAGGAGGCGTTCCATAAGAACATCTGGAAGGAAGGCATGCCTTCAGTGTTTGACGTGACTGCATATAATGCTACGATCAATAAGGTCTATGATGAAGAAATTCTAGATAAGTATAGTGATGAAGACTGGGCGAAGATTAATTCTTGGATTGATCATGGACGCGATTACCTATTCACTTATGCTGGTCTTCGTCAGGTAACAGATAAATACCTCGTTCAGGATAGAAGTGCTGGAGAAGTCTACGAGACTCCACAGTACATGTATATGCTTATTGCATTAACTCTCTTTGCTGAATACCCACTGGCTACCAGACTCGATTATGTCAAGAGATACTACGACGCGATCTCCAAACACAAAATCAACATTCCCACACCTATCATGGCGGGGGTGCGAACTCCACTTCGACAATTTGCTAGCTGTGTTCTTGTTGATAGCGATGACACCCTCGATAGTATCTTTTCTAGTGACATGGCGATTGGCCGCTATGTTGCTCAACGTGCAGGAATCGGTATCAACGCAGGCAGAATCCGTGGAGTCAACAGTAAGATCCGAGGTGGAGAAGTTGCACACACAGGTGTTATCCCATTCCTTAAAAAGTTTGAAGCAACTGTCAGATGTTGCACTCAAAATGGCATCCGAGGTGGAAGCGCGACAGTCCACTTCCCAATCTGGCACCAAGAGATAGAAGATATTATTGTTCTCAAGAACAATAAAGGATCAGAAG